ACCATACCCCTTCACGAAGATTTTTTTGATTTCGCTTTGGAGTATTGCAGACAATACAAGATCCATATTGAAAAGAAATTGAAATGATTGAATTACTGAACGGAGAGAGATGGGATCAAGAGGAGATCATCAAAAAGATGGAGGATGATTCCTTCTACTACGGACACCTTGGAAAATATGCTTTATCCTCTACGAGTTGCAAACAACTCCTGGATTCCCCGAAGCAATATCACTATATCACCAAGTACGGACAAGATGATTCTGCATCCTTCAACATTGGGAGATTGGTACATCTTATGGCTCTCGAACCAGAGAAGATGGAAGGGATTCAGATCGTAGAGGTTCAATCAAGAGCCACGAAGGCATTTAAGGATTCCCCGGAAGGATCAATCACCCGGAGAGATTATGAAGAAGCGAGAAGGATTGCGGATGCCCTCCTTCGGAATGAATATGCTCTCTCCTTTTTCCAGGGATGTGAGTTCGAAGTGCCGACAATGGGAATGATTGGGGATCTACCTTTCCGAGCGAAAGCGGATATGTATGATGCATCGCAAGGTTTTATTGTGGATCTAAAAACTACGGCTGACCTCAAGGCATTTCCATATTCAGCGAAGAAGTATTCATACGATATGCAATGTGCTATCTACTGCGAACTATTTGGAGTTTCCTGGGATAAGTTTGTTTTCATTGTGATTGACAAATCCTCTCTGGATGTGGGGATCTATCGGATCAAAGAATCATTCATCCAAAAGGGGAGAGAAAAATTGCAAGAGGCGATATCAACCTACAAGAGATATTTCATTGAAGGGGAGGATATTGATTCTTACACGATAATCGGAGAATTGGAATGAATAAGGAAATCGCCAAAGAGTTGGATGCTTTTGTTAAAATAGTAGCCGAGAGATATTCCCAAACAAACAGAATTGGGAATTTCAACTCCGAATCGTTTGAGGTTAATGAGGTGATCCCAACTTCAGACCATACTGCCGTTGTTTATTTCAAAAAAAATAGCGGAAAAATTGGATTGGCTTTTTTTTATTACATAGCCAGGGGAGCATCTCAAGGGTGGAAATACTTCTTCCCAACAGATTCTCACATCAATGGATTCAGAGCATTTGAATTTTACAAATTTCAAATTGAAAGAGAAAACTTTAAACACAATTTCAAATGAAAGACCAATTTATGCGGATTGCTCTTGCTCGTTTACGCAAGGAATATCCATTCTACCCACAGAGGATTGCAGTTGCGGCAAATATGTACCGCAGATGGATTGACCGACAAATAGCACAATAAGGGGGAGGGGAGGGACTCTGCGTTGAAGAGGTTTTTGGTTGAACGATCCCTCCCCAAACCTTTAAGTTCAAAGACAATACGGCTCAAAGTGTAAAGTAAATGAGCCACAAAGTGTAAAACATTGCACCTTAACACGGAAAACACCCGAATTGATGCAAAATCACTCCTTAAAGTGTAAAGTATTGCACTAAAGATGGAATTTAACACCAAAGAGAAATGAAGTACCGAGTCAACTACACCTACTTTGATCAAAGCAAAATGAGAGCCGCCAAATGGGAGCAGAGAGAGAAAGACTTTCAAACTATGGAGGAGGCTTTGCTCTTTATCAAAAGGAATGATTGGAATGTATCATTCCGAAATGCCAATATTCAACCGGTACCATAAAAATGGCTTACATCGTCATTTACGACAAATTCCTGGAGAACACGACTTGGCTATTGAATGCAAGAAGAAACTTCTCTACTGAAAAGGAGGCAATTGATTTCGCCAGAGATTGTGAGCATAGTGCTTACACCGCTAATGTTAAAATGTATAAACTATGAATATTGAAACCTTCAAATACATCGGATCTGTTCACCTACTACCACACATATCAATTTGCTACGATTCGGATATTTGCGAAAGAGCCGTATCTTTCGGATGGCTATGGTGGGGAATTACAATAGTCAAAAAGAATGGGATGCATTTATGAAGAAACATACAAAGGTTTATCTGCAAGGGATGGGGTTCGATGAAACGGATTTCATCCCTTGTGAGGTTTGTGGAGGCCGTGCCGTTGATATTCATCACATAGAGGCGAGAGGTATGGGAGGAAACAAGGAAGCCGATGTAATTGAAAACCTAATGGCTCTATGCAGAAATTGCCACATTCAGTATGGAGACATAAAGCAACATAAGGAGTGGCTAAAAAGGATTCACGAAAAAAAGTTACTTAAGAGATGAAGATTCAGATTTCAAAGATCAAATCAAACCCGAACAATCCTCGTTTCATTCGGGATGATAAATTCCGGAAGTTGGTGAAATCAATCCAGGAATTCCCGGAGATGTTAGACATTCGCCCTATTGTAGTGGATGCGGATATGGTCGTGCTTGGTGGGAATATGCGATTGAAGGCGTGTATTGAGGCGGGATTGAAGGAAGTGCCGATCTTGATTGCAGACAATCTAACCCCAGAGCAACAAGAGCAATTCATCATCAAAGACAATGCATCATTCGGAGAATGGGATTGGGATGTACTCGCAAACGAATGGGATACCAAGAACCTCAATGATTGGGGATTGGATGTACCGATTTTGAATGAATCCCTCCAACCAATCAAAGGATCAGATCCAGAGATTGAAATCACGGAGGAGATCTTGGAAGAGCATAACTATGTGGTATTCACTTTTGACAACAAATTGGATTGGCAAGTGGTGAAAGAAACATTCGGGATCAACACGGTAACGAAGCCCGGATTTACAGAAACCTACCAACAGAAGGGAATCGGGAGAGTGCAATCGGGCAAGAAACTCCTGGATCTTATTAGCAAGAAATGAGATACAAAGTATACATACCAAGCAAGGGGAGAGCCGGGAAGGTAACAACCCACAACCTCTTCCTGGATTCAACAATCATCTGTCCGGATAGTGAGGTTGATCTATACAAGGAACATCACGAAAATGTGATTGGAGTTCCGGATGATGTGAAGGGAATCACAAAGACCCGCAATTGGATCTTGAACAATATGGATGATGAATGGATGATCCAGGTGGATGATGACGCTCTCTCGTTCCATATGTTCGAGGAAGGGAAGATGCGGAAATTCATTGATGCGGAGAAGATTCACGAAATCATTGATAACCAATTCCAATTGTGTGATGATTGGGGATTGAAGGCGTGGGGATTCTCTTTGGCGGCTGATTACAAATTCTACCGAGAGTACACACCATTTTCAACCCAGGGAGTTATTGGTGCGAATATCATTGGGATCATCAAGAACGAGATTCGATTTGATGAAAGATTGAAAGTAAAAGAGGACTACGACTACTCAATGCAACACATAGCCAAATACAAAGGTGTTTTGCGTTGTATGAAATACGGCATTGATGTTGTACACCTAACCAATGAGGGGGGATGTGTTTCGTATCGCACGAAGGATACGGAGATGGAAGCGTACAATGTCCTGGTGCAGAAATGGGGGAGGAAGGTTGTCAAATTACAGAACAACAAGAACTTCGTGAAAATGATATCACCAAGAAAAGGCGTATGACAAATAGTGACATAAAAAAAGGAGCGATGATTGAAGCCCTTGAGCAATCTCTTGGGGTTGTAACTACGGCTTGTAAGATTGTCGGGATCTCCAGGGAAACACATTACCGATGGCTCAAAGAAGATCCAGAGTACAAGGAAAAGGTTGAGGGGTTGATTGATGTGGCGTTGGATTTTGCGGAGAGTCAATTGCATAAACAGATCCGAGATGGAAATTCTACGGCAACAATCTTCTTTCTGAAAACGAAGGGCAAGAATCGGGGATACATAGAAAGACAAGAGATCCACAATACGGGGGATAACCTATTCAATATCCAGATACTTGGCGAGGGAACTGAAAACGAATAAAGTATTCGGACACCTTCTTCGATCAGATAAAAGGATCACAATTGAACAAGGTGGAACGCGATCCGGCAAGACATATAACATCTTGCTCTGGATCATATTTTACTATACAAGAAAAAACAAGGGGCAGACAATAACAATCTGCCGTAAGACATTCCCTTCTCTCCGGGCATCTGTGATGAGGGATTTCTTTGAGATCCTCCGGAGTTATGATCTATACCGAGAGCAGTATCACAACAAATCCTCAAGCGAATACTATCTCAATGGAAACCTTGTTGAATTCATTTCGATTGATCAGCCGGACAAGATCCGAGGAAGAAAAAGGAATCTCCTATACATCAACGAGGCGAATGAATTATTTTTCGAGGACTGGCAACAACTGATTTTTCGTACAGATGGAAAGATCATACTCGATTACAATCCCTCTGATTCATTCCATTGGATATACGACAAGGTGATCCCCAGGGATGATGCGGAATTCTTTCAAACGACATACAAGGACAACCCCTTCCTGGATCAGACAATCAAGCAGGAGATCGAAAGATTGAGAGATACGGATGAGGACTATTGGCGCATCTATGGTCTGGGAGAGAGGGGAAGATCGAGAGCAACGATATTTCAATTCGACATTGCAGATGAACCAAGGGGGAAGGTTATTGCAATGGGTATGGACTTTGGCTTCACGAATGATCCTACGACATTAGTCCGGGTAACGGAGGAGGGAGGGAATCTATACCTTGAGGAGATGCTATATCACACGAACCTCACGAACAGAGATATATCAGACAAATTGCAAGATTTAGGATTGACCAGATACGATGAGATCTGGGCAGATAGCGCAGAGCCAAAATCAATCGAAGAATTGCATCGGATGGGATGGAATGTAAAACCCACCACAAAGGGCAAAGATTCTATTATGGCGGGAATTGATATTCTGAAAAGGTACAAGATCTTTGTAACGAAGAACTCAAAGAATCTGATCAAGGAATTGCAGAATTACAAGTGGCAAGAGGACAAGAATGGAAACCTTTTGAACAGACCGATTGATTCCTTCAACCACGGGATTGATGCGGTGAGATATGCTACCTACAACAGATTGAGCCGACCAAACTATGGGCAGTATGCCATACGATAGGAAACAAAAGTTATTTAAATGAGATGAATGTAATCGTACCGAATCACTTAAGCGAGATCAACCTGGGGCAATACCAGCACTTTCTCCGATTGGAGGGAGATGAGGAATTCTTGGCGAAGAAGATGATCGAGATCTTTTGCGGTTTGAAAATGGATTTGATTCACAAGATGAAGGTTTCATCCATCTCGAAGATCTCCAAGATCCTCTCAACGATGTTACAAGAGAAAGCGGAATTCAAACCAACATTCAAAATCAATGATCAAGAATTTGGATTCATCCCGATCCTGGAGGATTTGACATTCGGAGAATTGCACGATCTGGATCAAACGATTAGCGATTGGCAGAGAATGAATGAGGCGATGTGTGTTTTATTTCGCCCCATAGAGCAGAAAATGGGCAAGAGGTATCGGATTAAGGAATGGGATGGAAAGATGGATCTCGCTGAAACTATGAAGCAGATGCCGATGGATGTTGTGATGGGATCGGTGGTTTTTTTTTGCAATTTAGGGATCGATTTATCAGCGGCTTTCCTTCGCTATTTGGCGAAACAAGAGGGGATCACGACTATTCCGTTGAAGGACAATTCGCTCAACGATGGGGATGGTTTCCCTTATTCTATACTCTCGCCGGAGGTGATGCAACAAAATTTGATCAAGCATCCAAACTCCCCGCATCCTTCGCCTTCTCATTTTTAGCATTTGAAAAAGACCGAAACGAAGCAGAAAACAAAATACTCAACAAGAAATTCAAATGAGAAACTTTTACCTCGTACTTGAAAAGATCAAAACCTTCCTGGAAGGACATTCGCAAGTCAATGTTGTAACCACGGGAGACATCTTTGATGTGGATCTCAACAAGCAGACAATCTTCCCTTTGTCGCATATCATCATCAACTCCGCAAATCTTGAGGGGCCGGTTATTCGCTTTAACATCTCCGTTTTGGCGATTGACATCGTAGATGAAACGAAGGAGAACCCCAGGGATCAAAATGAGCCATTCTACGGCACGAACAACACGCAAGACATCCTCAATACCCAACTTGCGGTTTGCAACGCTCTGATCAAAGAATTGGAGAAGGGAGATCTGCATTTTGACAAATACCAATTGCAAGGAGTTCCCCAATGCCTTCCCTTTTCTGATCGGTTTGAAAACTTGTTGGCGGGATGGAATTGCACTTTTGATATTATTACGGCAAACACGGAGATTTCGGTATGCTAACCGCATCAAATACACAAGCATATCTAAATGCCTTTGCTCAAAGGGTATTGCAACAAGCGCAGTTAGAACTTGGGGCATACCGCACAGAGGATGGCAAACGGAGGCGTATTGATTCAAGTGGAAGATTGAGAACATCACTTCCTGGATCATATTCTTTGAAGTTGATGCCGAATTCTTTGTCTTTGAAATTTTTCGAAGAGAATGAAGAATGGCAAACATATGGCTATGTTGTAGACAAGGGAAGGAAGCCAGGAAAGATGCCTCCTACTGATGCAATCAAGAAGTGGATCAGACAAAAACCCTTGAGATTGAGAGATCTGAAAACGGGATCTTTTGTGAAGATGACAGAAAGCAAGGTTGATTCCGTTGCGTTTGCAATAGCCAATAAGATCAAGAAAGAGGGAACAAAGCCCACTTATTTTTTCACCACACCTTTCCGTTTAGCATTTGAAACATTACCAGAGGAATTAGGACAAGCATATGCTTTGGATGTCGCTGATTTCCTCCGGTTCACATTGGACAATTCAGTTAAGAAAGCACAATAATGAGCACACCTATTATTAGCCAACCAGAATCTTTGAAGATGGCACGAAGCCCTATCTTCTACACGGGGAAGAATAATACCTTAACAAATGATTCCTTGGATTCAATGAATTTGAGGTTGAAGATCTGGAGTGGAACGAGCGCACCAACTCC